GCCTTAGGGCCACCTGTTGCAAAATTACGTCCAGCCATAATGTTATTCCTTATATAGAGAGTATTATTTTAAAAAGTTGTTATTAGCGAAACTTAGATAGTTTCTTTAGGAAGTTAATTTGATCTGCCTCTGATCCAGAACCTGCCAGAACTTTATTCCTAACCTTAGAGTTAGCTTTGTCATCCTGTTTACTTCGAGAAGGGCCCTTCTTAATAGGGGCTGATTTAGCTTTAGGGGTTGCCTTACGCTTAACAGCACCAGTAGTGGCCTTTGTCTTTAGCTTACGATAGTCATCGATAAACTTTACAACAGCTGCATCGTTGATGTACGCCATCATTTCCTGAGGTATACCTTCATCAATTGCAAACTGATTGATTGCTTCTGCATCTTCTACGAAAGACGGAACTAGGATAGCAATATCTTCGTTAAACTTAGCTGCAAGTATCTCTTGGTTCTGTGAGAACTCTAACTGTTGTTTTTCTTGCACAGCAGTAGCGATACCTTCACGCTTCTTACGGGCATCCCAGTAGGCTTCTTGTGCAGTCTCACGTTGATCCTTAAGTTCAGAGAGTTCATAAGTATTACCTTCTTTACGGGCAGTCTTAATCTTCTCTTCAATGGAGTGGAACTCACCTGCAAGGCCATTCTCTTCGAGTTGAAGTTGCTCTTGTAGTAAGTTGGACATTCCGCTTAGTTCTTGAATCTTTGCGCTTTGCTCTGTCTCAAATTCTTTACGTTGTTCGCTAATCTTGTTTCCCTTTTTAGACAAGCTTTGATCAGTTGCATAACCTTTACGGAGTTCTTCAAGCGTCAAGTGTAACTCGACCCCATCGATCTTAACTGGTACTTTGTATTCCCAATCAATATCCTCTTCAGAGAGTACGTCAGTGTCTTGGGTAGATTCATCATCATCCTCTTCACCATCATCTTCTTCCAAAGTGTCATCATCCTGCTCTAGTGTATCGTCTTCCTCTGCATCGTCTGGTACGGGTATGTCATCTACAGAATCTTCCGGGCCAGCATCGTACTCATCGTCTTCTGGTAGATCATCTTCAATTCCTAGATGTTTAGCCATAGGGCCCATCGGAACTGGAATGTCATCAAAACTCTGGTACTGCTGTCCAGCATCAAAACCAGCATCATCTCCAGTGGAGGTAGAAGCCATTGTGTTTTCATTGCTCATAATTTATTATCCCTTTCTTTAGTCCTCAGTTTACTTAGCTTTCTTCTTGGTAGCAACAGGTGCAGCTTTCTTAGCTGTGTCTGGGTGCATCTCAATTAGAGCTTGTACTTCTCGAAGTGTTGCAAACAACGCCTGTAGGGTAACGGCATGTAAACGACTCTTCTCATTTCCCTTACCGAGTTCACGGATTAGGGATACTGTTGAACGCTGTAAATCAAACTCAGCTTTCATTAATTCTTCGTGCGTATTAGTTGGAATCATTATCTTGTTCCTCATCTTCTAAATGTGATTGATCTATAAACTCTTGGTTAAACCCGTAGGTCTCAATACCGATCAATCGTTCTTTAACAGAGCCTAAGCCCATAGCTACGTGATATAAATACTCTCGCTCTTTGTTGCAGTGAGCGTCTGTGTTCAACCACTTTAAAAATAGATCTGATAGTATGTCGCCATAAGCTTCAGTGAAAAACTCATCTCTTTCCTTCTTAGAGAAGGTAGCTTTAGCTAGTGCTGTCTTAGCATCCGCAAAGGGGCTAGGACGGTATGCACCATCAGACTGAAGTTGAGGCTTGACCTTCTTGTCAATACCTTTCTTATACTTCTTCATAGTCATAGTTTAAATCTCTTGTTAAGTTAATAGGTGGAGCCTTTTTTAAGTTGGGGCTCCAACAACTAGATATACAGAATCACCTCCTGAAAGTGCTACATCATAGGGCCTTGGGGAGCCATAGGTTGTGCATTAGCGTCTGGTGCAGCTGATTGCTCTGGTGCAACGTTAGTGGTCATAACATTAGTTACGAGTGCTTGTGCTTTAGCATACAGTGCATCGATGTTAGTCTTAGTAGGTAACGGCTGCTGTTCTTTACCAGCATCCAACGATAACTTAGTCCATTCTTGTTCAGACTTATCTAGGGCGACCATAAGCTGCTTAAGATTATCTTGAATGGCATTCTGTGCTTGTACATTGGTGTAGTCAATATTAGCTTTCTGCAGATCTACAGCTAGCTTCTGTGTCAACTCTTCGAGCTGTGAGGCTTTCGCCTGAGCTTCCTGATCACGTTTTTGACCTTCTTCTGCCTTAGCCTTATACTCCTCAGTGTTGATATCAATTAAGAAATCTAAGGGATCTAATCCAAGTGCATCCAATGCTTGTACTGCAATAGTTGAAGCTGCTGTAGGTGCTACTACAGCCCCTGCCCCAGCGTCCCTAAGGGCTGGTAGGATCTGTTGTCCAACTACTTGTAACTTCTGCATAACTGTTTGGTTACTGGCATCACCAACATCTGCTTCGACTGACATGTACTCTACCTCAGGTAGATCGTCAATACCAACATCTGAATAACGTGCATTACCAGTATAACCACCAACTGTACCACCTTTCATCTCCTTACGCATAGTCATATACAAACCTTCAAGTAGTTCCCTACCTCCAGTTTCCATAAACCTACGAGCAATGAATTGAATACGCATCTGTGCAGCTGATTGTACTGACGATACCTTAGACTCTGAATTACCAGAAACATAGAGGGCATCGTTAAGACCTTGGGCTGCTTTAGACAGACCAGTGGCTTGTTCTTTGTGACCTTGCAAGAACTGCAACAAGGGTACTGTTCCTGTAGAGATCTGCTCTGGGGGTAACGAGGCAACTGCACCTTGTGGATTACCGTTAGATGCAATGATCTGCTTTGGCTTCATGTTCTGCAGTGCAGAGAAGTCAACAACATTGGGATCAGCGATCTTAGGAGCATAGTTTGTAAGGTAAGTGTTCTCAACGAATCCACGCAAGATAGCAGTAGATGCAAGAGTAGATGGACGAACCATATCTGACATGGATAGTCCTTCAAGTTCAAAGGGAATCTCAAAGGGAGTGAAGGTAGCGATCTGGATATGATCTGCATCTTCTTCCTGTAGTATAGTATCACCTACACGTACAATGTACTTGAGTTCTGCTACGCCATCACCATCACGATCAACATGAGTCCAACACCGAAGTACTAACGCATCTTGGTTAGCTTCTAATTGGTTATCATCACCTGAACCTAGTAACAAAGATGTACCTATAGCATTCTTACGTGCTAGGGAATCTGTGTTAAGTCCTGCAGAGTAACTCACATTCTCTTCAACTGAAGACCAATCGATAGTGTCAGCCACATCAGGCCAACGTTCACGGATCTCAGAACGAGTCATCTCTTCCTCAAACCCTGCAAAGGATGCATCATGTATACCTGTGGCACCACGAGATACACGCAAGGTTTCTGGGGGAACTGCGGTAACAACTACCTTGTTCTTAACCTTAGTACGCTTTAGTCGTACATCAAGGAAGTTACCTGTTTCTTCGTCCAAGTAGATGTCACCAGTAACAGTGATCTCTGGGTCAGACAATAGAACATCTAAGTTAGTGCTGTCAATCGTATCATACTCTTCAAAAGAGATCTTCTCTTCCACTACGTATGACCATGTTACTGCTGATAGTTTCCACATTAACGCTGACTTTAGCCATGTGTTCATTACAGACCATCCACGGTTCTTAGAGAAGAGACAGTGGTTGATTAGTTCTGATGCTGCTGTAGCTCGATGATACGCCAAGGGTGTCTTGTCGTATGCCTTAAACTTAGCCAGCTTGTTATTGTCGAATAGTAATTCTGAGAGTACTGCTGAGTACCCTTCAATTGCTTCCACTGTATCAGAGGATACAATGCGAGATACACCCTGAGGCTTTAGGTGGCCTTGGGGAATCATAGCGTACTCATAGGTAGACTTCTGACGTTCATCAGATAGCTCAGAGGTATCTAAGAAACTGGCACTAGATTGTGCAAGCTTATAGTCGAGGAGTGTGGTTAACTCTTCATCAGATACAGCAACTTTGTACCCGTCTTCTTGGTTCATTGTCATTATTGACACCTCTTAAGTTAGTATGTGGGTAATCACCCTACAAATCAGTCATATGTAATTAGGTGGTTTCATTAGATCCCCGAGGGGGACCCTTTCTTCCTCTTCCCGAGATGTGAAGAAACCAGAACAAACATCTATTCATAGTGGAGGACTATGGGAAATTGTGTGAAGACCCCTAGGAAAAGGAAGGGGCCCTCGGTTTAGTCTCTATAAGGGACTCAATAGATCACAGCCACTCAGTAGTGTCCTGAGCATACCCTTGGTTCCTGAAGGAAACACGAGTAGTCGTCAGTCTATCACCATGTGTACGGAGTACCTCTAGGGCAATCGCTGTACCTATCACTGTATCATCGTGATGACCTGTTATAGCATTAGTCTTCCCACTATCATCTGCTACATACGTCATACACTCTTTGATAATCGTAGGGGAGTTAAGGGCTATATCATCATTCTCAATAGCATTCTTAAGTTGTCCTATGATCATCGGCTTAGTAGCCTGTGTTGTTCTCCAACCTAGTCTAGGCCCCTCTTCGTTAGAAATAGAAGCTGTCTTAGTCTGGTGGTATAGGTTAACGTAGTCCATCTGTTTAAGGCGGTTAAGTGTTGCTATACCTAGTGAGTTAGACTCAACTGCTACTAGAGCATTGTTATAGTATCTACCTAAGTAGAAGAGTAAGTCACCATACATAGTAGGGTCAATCTTGTTGTTATGGTACACAGCTACAACTTCTCTGTTTATATCTAAGACAACAGCAGCTGATGAGTCTCGACCTACACCTAGTGCACAGTCAGCTCCGATTATGAAGTGGTTGTCAAAAGATGGGTACTTGTAGATCTCTAAGGATCCCTCACGATGTCCTTCAAACATACAGGATTGTGGGTCAAACTCTTGTTGCTTTAGGCAAGGAGCAGGGACTGTATTAGTCAGCTTCTCTGTATTAAACACGTTACTACCTGAGACTACAAATGCTTCATCTGCAGTACTAGGGTACTCCTGACGGAACTTATCTCTGGTACCTTCAGCAATCTTTAACCTTCTCCAATGTAGCTGATCTATACTGAGATCATGTATCTTCATTAGGGTTAACTCTTCTGTAGATAGGGTATCAGTGAATCCCTCGGGATCTGTTACTGTTCTCTTATACTCTGGCATGAGGAACCAAGGGACGAATATAGGTACATAGTCATTCTCACCATTTACAGCACCTTGCCATAACCTGTGGAACTCATTACCTACACCATTAGCTGTAGACTCAAGGATAACCTCTGTGCCTGCTGCTTCTGATATACCTTGGAACATTCCTGCTAGGATCTGCTTATCGTAACCCCAAAAGGCTACCTCTGATAAGTGAGCTATAGTAGGTGTAGTACCACGACCAGCTTCTGGTGATCCAGCTGTGTATAGTCTATAACCTGAGTCATTATGTTCAAAGCCAATCTCCTTAGAGTTGGACTTCTTTAGTATAGGCTTAAACTCGGGCTTCATGTACTGGATGATATTACGGGACATTGAGAATAGTGCATCAGATGTAGCAGAGTCATGAGCCATTACCACTGACTTGTTAAAGGGAGTCAGGTAGGACTTCCAATAGACTCGACCACAGGCATATGTAGATAGGCCCATCTGTCGTCCTTTGAGGATGATCGCACGTACCTTACCAGTTTCCTTCAACTGCTTCTCTATCGTATCATCTACGATCTGTTGTGCTGCATTGAACTCAAAAGGGATGAAGCCTTTAGAGGCATCCTTAGGTAGGATCTGAATTTGTTCTAGGGCGAAATCTTGGAATGAACCTTCATACCGCTTTAGGTCTTTACGTCTATTAGCCTCAACTGCTAGTGCTAATTTCTGACGATTTGAAATTACTTTTTCTGACATATGGAGTCCTCCGGGACTATGTTGGGGTACCCCCGGCGTTTCACTGTGGGGCAATACAAATATAAAAGGATAAATCTCAGTACATAGATGAGGGAGTAGTATAGTAGTACCTATAGTATCCCTAAGGACTCCTCTAGATATAGGTTAAGGAGAAGTAGTAGAAGTAGTTCCTTAGGTATCCCTAGAGGTACTCCCTTAAGGTATCCTCAGTCCCTATGAGGGGGGTACCTGATAGCCATATACTCTTATATAAGAATATAGGTGTTACATATGTAGTTATTCAGAGACCCCCTCGTATCTCTTGAAGTAGTTCCTACTGTATGTCTAAGATCCCTAAGGATCCCTACAGTGTAAAGGAAGTACTACTAACTCATATGTATGGTATTCTAAGGGTCTCCTAATGTAATAATATTATATCTCTATAAGGGACTCAATAGATTACCAGTTACTAGGTACCCCCGAGTAGTCCATGAGGATCCTTAGGGAGGGGTATCGTAATAGTAGTATGGTAGAAGTAGATCTAGAGAACACATAAGTTATCCCTATATATC